TTAAAATAACTTCACAAGAAGAAAAAATTGATAGTGAGAAATTAGATATTGAATATTTTGATATGATAAATGAAACAGAAGATTTTCTTCCAAATGAATTTGAAGATGATCAAAATGAACAAAAAAAATTAAATGACAAACAAGATGAAGATGAAGAATATGAAAAATACAAACAAAACATAACTATATTAAGGAAAAAATTGAACGATACAAAACATTCAAATTTAGATCCACATGATAATATAAGCAATAATGATGATAATAATAAAAATTCAGGAGCAAAATTTTCAAGTATATTGAATAGATTTTTAGGATTTGAAGAAAGTCAAACTGAAAATACATTCAGTGATAAACAGCTTGATGACATTTATATTGTTAATGAAATAATTTTTCCAAAAGAACCAGTTAGTTCTTCATCAATATTAAATTATGAAAAAATTAGTGAAAAAGCTCAATTTTATAAAATGAAGCTACAAGAAACACAATACATAACTAATTTGGATAATGATGATTATAATAATCAAAAATTAATAGTGGTGGCACCTGCAGGTTTTGGCAAATCTTACTTTATAAATCATCATCCTGAATTACTAATAAGTGATATTGATGAATTCAACAATCCTTTAAATGAATTAAATTTAAAACATGCTATACATCCACCAAAGATTTTTGAAGAAATGACTAGAAATGAATATGAAAAAATATTAAGAACATTCATCAACTCAAACAAAAAAAAAATTATATTTGTACCAGGAATATCAATAATCAGTGATGAAATTTTAAGTAGAGATAACATACATGTACATGTTATGGAAGACATGAACTATAATAAATATGACAGAGGTTATGATTTTATGAGAATTAAAAACATTGTTAAAAAATATAATGAAATTAAAACACCAGCTTATATTAATAGATTGTACAAAATGAACAAATTAAATAATTTTAATTCAAAAAAAGATCAATATGTTGATTATGCAAAAAAAAGATTTAAAAAATTTATTATACCTAAAATTGATGTTGAAAAATTGGAAAATGAAAACAAAGCTTATTTAATGTCTGAATATGAAAATATCAAAACAATTAAGAGACGAGATAATGAAAATAAAAATGTGTTTAAAAAAAGAAAATTAATAAATAACAAAAAAATCCAAAAAATCACTAATAAACTAAATGATTTTGACAAGATAATGGATATATCCAAAAGTGAGGCTTTATATGAATGTAAAACAAAAGCTTTTCAAAGTTCAGTAAATTCATTTAATGGAATGACGGAAAGTGGGTCTGATGTGGATAGATTATTTATAACAAAAGCAAATAATGAACAAACAGCTGCTGACATATTTTTTTATGAAAACACTCAGGCTTGTGAGGAAATAATCATAGGTAAAAACATAAGTAAAAGTTTCAGATTGAATGAAGGAGATTACAAAGAATCCAAGATAAAAGTTGGTTATTTAAATTATGAACCAACTTTAAGTCGACCAGGAAATTTTGGACAATACACTTCAACACAAAGAGCTTTTACACAAAAATTAATGCAAAGAGAAAATCTGAGAAAACATAAAGTATCACATGAAACACAATTAAAATTTTTTAAACAAGCATATTTTAATAATCAAAGTGAAAACTTAATTAAAGGTTTCAATGATAATAAGGTAGTAATGAACATGGAAATAACTAAAGAATGGTTCGTGGGAAGGAAAGTTGATAATATTATGAATTCAATTGATAAAATGATAAATCAAGACAAAGATTTCATTTTGAACAGAATCAATGTGTATGAAAAACAAGAAAATATAACCAAAGGAGATATCTATACAAATTATAATGACATATTAAATCGGTTAGTATTATGGAACCCATATTCCATGAACGTGGCATTCGCGCCATATTTTTCAATACTCAAAAATAGATTTAAACAATTATTAAAAAGCAACGTGGTTTATGCTGAAGGATTTGACATGAATCAATTAAACAATAAGTTAAGCGCGTATCAATATGAAAAAAGTGACTTTTATTTTGAAAGCGATTTAAGCAAACAGGATAGGCAAACTGATAGCCATTCATTGGAATTTGAAAAATTAATGTATAAAAACATGTTAGGTGGAGAAAAAAATTTTATAGAAACATACATGTCTCAGCATGAAAACACATATGTGTCAACTAAATACTTTAAAACAACATTACCACCAATGAGACACACAGGACAAACAACAGTAGGTTTTGGAAATATTATAAATAATATGAGAACATACAGCAAATTTTTAAGTGAAAATAATTATAAAGTATTATTGTTATTAGGTGATGATTTATTAAGTATAATGAAAAAAGTGAGCAAAGAAACTATCGAGGAATTAAGTAGAGAAACACAAATTTTTCATAATATGAGAAGTACTTACTCTAGTTCAAATACAGCAGGAATATTTTGTCAATTAATTTGTTCCCATAATCAAGATGGACAATTCATGTTAGTACCAAATATTATAAGATTGGAAGATAGACTGAGGTCATTTTATAAAATCAATATAGATTATGAGGATCAATATAAAGGTAAAATAATTAATTTTTGTTGGATGATAGGAAAAAATGAAAAAACTAAAAAAATATGTGAAATAAATAAAATAGAAATACCTGATAAAAGACCTTATGATGAACATACAATGTTATATTTCAATGACAGGTATCACAAAATAGGTTATTTTAATGTAAACAAGACATTAGAAAATATGTATCATGTTTTTAGGTACCCAGAATTAGTAACAGTAGATTTTTTCATATACGTTTAAATTAATTTGAGAGGAAGGATAAAAATTTAAAAATTGTAAAATAATTTAACATTTGGG